AAGCCATTTGAAGTTTGGTGCGAAACCGTCGCTGACATCATTGTCGGTGATGCAAACCCAAAAGTTACGCCGCCGGAAGCATAAATCGGATTTTATGGGAAGTTGCAATTGCTAGTGGGCAACCTCTCAGCGAGTTTAGAACGGCAGAAGATTTACTTACAGCGATCGAGATATTGGAGAAGCGAAATGGCTGAGGATGCGGTTGCTTTTAACAAAGCCGAACTAAGATCAATCATTGGCGCGTTCAAAGGCATGGATGATGAAGCTGTTACAAAAGCCAAAACTGTTTCCAATGGACTTGCAACTTACTTACAAGGCAAAATCATTGCAAAGGCCGCAGGCCGCGACCGAGCTTCAATCCGCATTGCAGATGGTTCCCGAGTTAGTAAATCATCAAAGATTGGTGAGATGTCATTTGGTTTTGTCAGTCAAAAGCTTTCGGGTGGTGGCACGACTCAACAGCTTTGGGGCGGCTATGAATTCGGATCAAACAAATACAAGCAATTTCCTATCTGGTCTGGCCGAGAAGGCCGAGGATCAAAAGGCTGGTTTATTTACCCAACACTTAAAGCCGAGCAGCCTCAAATCATTGCTCAATGGCAAGAAGCATTTTCTCAGATTGTGAAGGTGTGGTAAATGGCCGCAGCAGGTTCAAGAACGCTCAAGCTTTCCTTATTAGCCGATGTTGCTGAATTTACAAAAGGCATCAACACAGCCAGTAAAGACACCGAATCAATTGGCGATCAATTCACAGCGTTTGGCAAAAAAGCCGCTTTGGCTTTTGCAGCTGCAGGAGCTGCAATTGGTGCATTTGCTGTGGCATCGGTTAAGGCCGCGGCAGAGGATGAAGTCGGACAAAAAAAACTTGAAGAGACTATTCGCAACACTACAAATGCAACAGCTGAGCAAATTAAAGGTATTGACAAGTATGTAACGGCACAAAGCATCGCCACAGCTACGTCGGATGATGTAATTCGTCCGGCTTTGTCTAGGTTATTGCGCGCCACAGGCGATTTGACTAAGTCGCAAGAATTGCTGACATTAAGCCAAGAAATTTCAGTTGCAACTGGTAAGCCGCTAGAAGCGGTGACAAATGCTGTTGCAAAGAGCTTTGAAGGTTCAAACACATCATTAAGCAAATTGGGAATTGGTATTGATGCAGCAACTCTAAAGACATTGACATTTGATAAAACACAGCAATTGCTTAATAAAACATTTGACGGCTTTATAAAAAATCAATCGGAAACAGCTGCATTCAAATTTAAGCAAATTAGCATTGCGGTCAATGAATCAAAAGAAGCAATAGGTGCAGCTTTATTGCCAATAGTAAAACGATTAGCCGATTTCTTAATTGCTGAGGTTGTGCCCGCAATTGAATCATTCGTGGCAGGATTAACAGGTAGAGCTGGATTAACAGACGAATTAACAAAGTCAGAAACAAAAGCACTTGAATGGGGCAAAAAAGTCCGATCTGTTATCGATACAGTCATAAGGTTTAAAGATGAATTGATAGCTGTTGCAGCTGTCATTGGCACAGTTTTTCTTGTCAATAAAATTGCAGCAGGTGTAACAGCTACAATTGCGCTTATCAATACTTTGATTAAGGCTTACAACGCTCTCAAAGCATCATCAATCATTGCCGGTGTTGCATCGGCTTTTGCGTTGAATCCATTGTTAGGCGTTGCAGCTGTTGCTATTGGTGCGGGCGTTTTAGCCGGCGCAAACGCTCTTGCAAATAAATCAAATGTATCTCAATCGGGCTCAATAGGAGCAGCTGGATTTAGTGGAACAATGCCAAACGGACAACCATTCTCCGACGGCGATTTTGATGTTCCAACAACGGGAAAAGCCACAATTGATAACTCAACAGATCCGTTTAATGTTGCAAAGTATTCAACTAACGCGGCTGAACGAGCAGCAGCTCAAAAAATTATTGATTCAATGGCGTTTAATACTGGCGGTATTAACGATGCCGCAAACAGCGCAAGAATAGCAGCCGATTTAATTTCAAGTGGATCATCTCCATTTGCGACAACTAGTGCATTTGATAATCAAGGCACAACAATTAATTTGACAGTCAATGGTGCAATTGATTCTGAAGGCACAGCTCGTACAATCATTGATACTTTGAACAACTCCTATTATCGGGGAACTAATGGGGCTACAAATTTGGTGTTTGCAACATGAGTATTTTTAATCCCATTTGGCGTGTAATTATTGGTGGTACAACATACACAAATTATGTTTTGGCCAATCTAACAATCACTTCTGGGCGTACAAACATCTATGAGCAAGCCAATGCGGGATATGTCAATCTGCAATTGATCAATTTAGATCAATCAATTATCGACATTGAAATCAACGATGCTGTAACGATTGAATTGCAAGATTCAACAGCTACATTTGTGCCAATTTTTGGTGGCACAGTTGTAGAATTTGATATTGGAATCGCTGCATCCGGTGTAATTGGAATCAATCAATCCGTCTCAATCACGGCATTGGGAGCTTTATCTAGATTGCCAAAAGCCTTGACCAATGGCGTTTTAGCACAAGATTTTGATGGAGATCAGATTCTCACAATTCTCACAGATTTATTAGTCAATACTTGGAATGAAGTCCCAGCAGCTTTAACATGGGCAACCTATGATCCAACAGAGCAATGGCAAGACGCTCAAAACACCGGATTAGGCGAGATTGACACACCCGGCAGCTATGAATTGGCACAAAGAGCATCATCGACAATTGATGTTTATTCATTGGTTTCAGCATTAGCAACATCGGGATTAGGTTATTTATACGAATCTGCAAGTGGACAAATTTCCTATGCCTCGGCCGATCACCGATCAATTTATCTGGCAAACAATGGCTATACCGATCTTTCAGCCGCACAAGCTTTAGCGCGGTCGCTATCTGTGCAAACGCGAGCCGGAGACATCCGCAATGAAATTGTGATCAAGTACGGCATCAATTCATCATCGGAAGTTTCAGATGAGGATGTTGTCTCTATTGGCGAATATGGCCGATTGGCTCAAATTATTAACACAACGATTAAGCACCAAAATGATGCTGAGGATCAAGCTGCCTTTTACTTGACGCTTCGATCCTATCCACAAGCCAATTTCAATCAAATCACTTTTGAGCTGACAAACTCAGAAATTGACGATGGCGATAGAGATGCCTTAATCAACATTTTTATGGGATTGCCATTGCGTGTTAATGATCTGCCGCTGAACATGGCATCGGGCACTTATTTAGGATTTGTTGAAGGTTGGACATGGCGAGCCGCTTATAACAGCGTTTCGGTAACGGCTACTCTTTCACCATTGGCATTTTCATTGCAAGCCATGCAATGGCAAGATGTCGCAATTGCAGAACAATGGAACACAATCAGCGGCAGCCTGAATTGGGCTGATGCATTAGTCGTAGCGTAAGGAGAAAAGATGAGTAACCCAACAACGCCATTTGGCTGGCAAATGCCGACACCGACAGATTTGGTAACATCGCTGCCAGCTGACTTTGAAGTTTTTGGTCAAGCTGTTGCCACATCAATGGCTGATCTATTAGGCGGCACATCCGGTCAAATTCTTGCCAAAAATTCAAACACAGACATGGACTTTGTTTGGATCGCAAATGATCAAGGTGACATTACAGGCGTTACAGCTGGTACTGGTATTTCAGGAGGCGGCACATCGGGTGCTGTGACTATCACAAACTCAATGGCAACGGCCATCGATGCAAAAGGTGATCTTCTGCCTGGCACAGGCGCAGACACTTTTTCTCGCCTAGCTGTTGGTACTGATTACGGATTCCTTCAAGCCGACTCAGCGCAAGCAACTGGATTGCTTTGGAACAACTCTGCATGGACTAGTTACACACCAACAGTTACAGCATCATCAGGAAGTTTTACAACAGTTTCAGCAACTGGCAGATGGATCCGCGTTGGAAAATTAGCCGTTGTGCAATTTACTGTCACCATAACAACAAATGGAACGGCAGCGGGACAAATTCTTGTTACAGCACCATTTGGGGCTTTAGCTTCATCATCTTACATGGGCGTAACACGCGAAAGTAACGCGACAGGATTTATGGGTTATGCAACTATAAGCAGCGGTGGTGGATCATCTTTTTATGTTGCAAATTATGACAACACTTACATGGGCGGAACTGGTCGCTCAATTTCAGGCACTATTAGTTATCAGGTGGCATAATGACAAAGTTTGTTTCTAATCTTATGAATGATGATGAAGTCTCCGATGAACTTTATTTGATACGCATGCGTTTATGGCGTGACAAAGAATTGTTTTTAACGGACTGGACACAGCTTGCAGATGCACCAGTTGATCAAGCTGCTTGGGCTGTTTATCGTCAAGAATTGCGCGATCTACCTGTAAGCAATTCTGATCCTCGTCAGATTGAATTACCTATAAAGCCATGACTAATTTTCCACAAGGCACATTGCCGCGTTTGATTCAGGTCGCGCTCGCTGAGGTGGGCGTGGCCGAAACAGGCAACAATGAGACAAAGTATGGCAAGCACATGAAAGCCGACAAGCTGCCGTGGTGCGGAAGTTTCTTAAATTGGTGTGCCTCAGAAAGTGGCGTTGATGTGCCAAATGTGGTCAGTACTCGCGCTGGGGCCGATGCTTTTAAGAAAATGAAGAAATGGCACACCGAGCCAAAAATTGGAGATTTTGTGTTTTTCGATTTTGTTATCGATGACAAGACAATCATCAATCACATTGGCTTGGTAATCCGAGTTTCGGAAAAACAAATTGTTACAATTGAAGGCAACACATCAGGAGCCGGAGATCAACGCAATGGCGGAGAAGTCATGGTGAAATCAAGAACTTTGGGAGCAAGGTCATTTGTTGTCGGCTACGGCCGACCAACTTATGGCGCGTTTTCGGGTGATTTGCCCGATCGACCAAAAGGAGAAAAATAATGGATCAATTCAAAGCAATGGCAGCCTCATGGTTGCGCAGCTCGATCGCTGGTGCCTTGGCCGTTTATATGACCGGGAATACAAATCCAAAAGATTTGGCAATGGGCTTGCTGGCAGGAATAGTGCCTTTAGCAATGCGCTGGGCAAATCCTAATGATGTAAGTTTCGGCAACAAGAAGTGACCGTCGGCGAATGGACGGCTGTTGGTGGTCTTGTAATTGCAATACTGACAGCCATCTATTCGTCAATGAGGATTATCGTGCGCTCAATAATGAGCGAACTTTCACCGAATTCGGGATCGAGTTTGAAGGATCAAGTCTCGCGCATCGAGGCGAGGTTGGATCATCTATACACCAAACTCATTGATTCTGATCACAAAATCATTTGAGATTTGAATTAGACACGCCGCAATTTAGGCGTGATTCTTGAAATTGTCAGACATTGCTGTCACTCTCTATTTCGGGAGCTGATACGCGGCTCCCAGAATCGGGAGCTTCAAAATGAACGAATTATCAATAGTGATCTTTATGGTCATCGCCGGGGCTTTGTGGGCTTTGATGGCTTACGCGGTCGGGTTTAAGGAAGGCCAGCGACAAGGCTACTCACGAGGCCGGGCGGTATCTCGCCACATCTCACAGCTTGATCAGGCGGCCAAATAATGTCATTCATGGACAATTACGAAGGCAACAAAGAGCGCACAGATCGCTGGATTGCAACATATCCGCTTGGCCGACTTGAGGCACATATCATTGAATTCAATGCTGAAAAAGGCTATGTGCTTGTACAAGCTAAGGCATGGCGCAACCAAGAGGAAAAAGAGCCAGCCGGCATTGATTACGCATTTGGCTATCGTGAGGCATATCCGGAGAAAATGCGTCGCTGGATGATCGAGGATACAACCACATCGGCTTTGATGCGGGTGATGGCGTTGGTCATGGGTGGCACCGAAAAGAGCACAAAGGAAACAATGGAGAAGGTGAACGCGGCCGATGTCTATGATCCATGGGCAACAAAGCATGGGGATCTGCCTAGTTACAAGACAGCGGCCGAAGCTGAGATAGCTGGCACACCATCATTTGGATCATCGGAGGAAACACCTTCGGCTGCACCTGAGTGCCGACATGGCGCAATGCGTTGGAATCAAAGCAAGGCAGATGCACCGAAATCATGGGGCGGCTACTTTTGCAGCGAAAAGATCAAAGAGCATCAATGCACGCCGCGTTGGTATGTATTGCGATCAACAGGAAAATGGGAGCCACAAGTATGAGCGACTATTCAGAGATCATCTATCCACAATCCATGACGGCCAAATTGCTGTGCAATGGTGAAGTCATTGAAGAATATAAAATCGAGCAATGCGACAAATGCTCACAGCTGAGAAGGTTTGACAAATTTGGCTATCAAAAAGGCTATGACAAGACAGACAACATCATTTGGTTTTGTGGTGGTTGCCGATGATTGACCGCATCGAGGAAGTGCAATGCATGATTGCAGCGATTCAACATTGCCATGATCGATCAGCTGATCACAGCTCACGCATTGTTAAAGACATTTCATGGTTTGCCTATGTTGCACAAATGGGCGAATCAATGGCTGCTGAGTTAGTAGTTGCCAAGCGATTGGGTTATGAGTACACACCGGGCATCACATGGGATAAATCCAAAGCTGATGTGGGACAGCACATCGAAGTCAAATGGTCAGCCAATCCCAACAGCAATCTATGGATTCAGGAATCAGATCGCCATGATCGAGACATTGCTGTATTGGTTACAGGTAACTCACCAAAGATGCACATAGTGGGCTGGATGCCGGTTGCCGTAGCTAAAAAGCCAAGGTACCGAAACAATGCACAGAATAACTGGACGGTGCCACAAATCAATCTACAGCCCATTGACACATTGTTGAGGAGCAATTATGCACATCCTTCAATTTGATTGTTCGATCTGTTCAAAGCTTTACGGAAAGCCTAAGCAACGCCATGGACTTAAGAAAGGTGCAGAGCTAACAGAGCATGAATGGTTTGCACAATGCATGAGTTGTGGCACATTTGGCATCAAGATTGTTGATGATGCTCGCATTGAGGAGATGTCATTATGAATAAGTTATCCACAGGCTTTGTCCACAGGTGTGCGAAACCTGTTGGAATCGCCCAACATCACGCTCGGTATTTGACAGCCTTGGTACGCTCCAGACTCGCAGACGAGCCGGTGTGCCGGATAGCTCGGGCGCGATGTATGGTGCTATTGGCCGCGCTATGT